CTGTTGCTGGATAAGAACCTTTTTCTTTGTGTAGGTCGTTACCTGATGGAATACTTGCACTTACATCGTTTGCATATTCTTCATCTGGTTCTGTGCTTGCATCTTGGAAATCACCATCATCGGCTTCTTCTTCCATTGCTTCGCCTGGTGCCATCATACGAATCATATCGCCCATTTCTGGCTCTTTTGGTTTTGCACCACAACCGCCCATTGGTTGACTTGGACCGTGAATCTTACCGCAAATTGGACACGGCTTAGGTCCAGGATTAATATCATCTGCTCCAACTACTTTAGCACCGTCGGCTCCTGCAAGTTGCATCATACGTAGTATTTCTGCTACTTCGCTTGCATCAGCACCATTAATATTGATGCTTGCTTCGTTAAGCTGATTGTCTGTATTTTCGTCTACGCTTTCAGACTTTGGTCCTTTTCCAAATAGCGGTCCTGGAGACATATCGGGAAACATTTTTTCTGGTCCGTCGTATTTGTAATCGCCGGCTAGTTTTTCAATTCTTGCTTTTGTTTCTGGACCAACAACACCATCAACTTTAAGTCCTTGACTTTTTTGAAATGTTTTTACAGCTTTTGCAGTAGCAGGTCCAAAAATACCATCAGCTTTACTACCTGACATACCTAGTTTTATTTGTAACTGCTTTACACCTTCGCCTTTGCTACCTTGTTTCATAACATCTTTATATGCACCGCCTGTAGCAGGTGCTGCTGGTGCTGCTTTACCTGATTGTGCTTGATCAACTGCTTGAGCTGCTGCTTTTTTTGCTTTTTCTTTTTCTAAACCCATACCTACTAGTGCAGCCATTAATCCAAGCACTAGTGGATTTTCATTTAGTTGTTCTGTTTCGATTACTTGTTTACGTTTCATGATAATACCGCCTTACTGTTTTCAGCATCGCTAATGTCTTTGCTATCACCTGTAGGCGCTTCGCCAACATAATCGTTGTCTCTTTCTTTACGTGCTGTTTCTAATTCTTTCAACAAGTTCATTACACGATCTGAACCTGCGTCGGCTTGTGCGCTCTCGCTTTCTAGTTCTTCTTGTGTTAGTTTTGCTGTGTATTCGTCTTTTGCATCTTCTTGCTGATATAGTTCTTGTGGTTCGTTTGGATTACGTACAATAATGTGACTTTGAGGAACACTGCATACACCACCTAAGTATTCTTGTAATACTTGTACAGTAGTTGGGTATGTAAGCTCAACTTCATAGTACATAACATCTGTGTTTTCTAACTGTGGAAAATCTAAAGGACGTTCTTGAATAGGAGTTTTCTTACCAGCTGACATTTTTGTAATGCCAAACTTTTGTAGTCCTGTTTCAATCATGTCTTCGCACCCATCAGGTCTGTCACCTGCAATGCCAATTTTAAATTCATATGTTTTCTTTGATTCTGTTAAATAATCAGCAAAATTTTTCATTAACGTATCCTAAACTATAATACTATTTATCTTTGTCTATGCCTTTTAGGCGCTCAAGTAGACTGTTTCTGTCAGTAACAACATACCCTTCACCGCTTACAATATCGCCATCGCCTGGTCCGCTATCTCTATCCATTTTTTCTTTTTTAAGTTGTAACTCAACCATTTTAAGTTTTTTATCTAGTTTCGCAACTTTTGCATCTAAACTGGTTTTTAACATTGTGCCTGCAACTTCAAATACTCTGCCACTGTAACGACTTTCAACGTTCATACCTAAGTCCATTAAGTCGTCGTAGGCAGTCATTGCTTTGTCGGCAACTTCATTCAGTTCTTTGTCTGCCATATCGCCTAATCCTTTTACAGCAGGCAATGCGCTGGCTATTTTGTCAAATTCTGCAATATCACGGAATGTATCTTCGTGCTGTACAACAGGCGCAGGTTGTTCTTCTTTGAGATCTTCGTTGTCAGGCAAGTTTAACATTTCTTCTAATTTTTTTGTCATAGTACGCTTCCATTATATGCTAGTTTTATTTATCTGCGCTTTCCTTGATGGAAAATATCTCCTTCATTTACAACTCTAAAATACATACCTTTTTGTTTACAGTATGATCTAGCTGCTCCCCATTTTGCTTGGTTAACAACATAGTGCGCTTGATTAGCACGACTTTTTCCTAGTTGCTCTTTGAAAGTATGATTAGCAGGTTTAACCTCAATTAGTTCGACATGCTGCTTACCATTTCTATCTCCATAAACAATAAAAAAATCTGGAACATATATTGTATACTTGCCAGTAAATGGATGACGATAGGGAATTTTTATAGCTTCACTTGCCCATTTAGTTATGTTTTCATTTGTGTCGCACATACGCATAAATGCAAACTCCCAACTACTACGATAAGTAGGAGTTCGTCCACCAATATACTTCTCAGGGTTTTTGAGAGTAAATTTACCCTGAGCAAAACGAGCCATTATAGTCTCACATTTCTATTTTCAGTAGTTGCTTTTTCAAAGCTGTTTTTATAACCCAATGCACTTATTTTACTTCTATTATTATTGAGTATAGCACTTACTAATTGACTTAATTGCACTTCTGACAAGCCTGCCAATGTATCTACTAAAGTAAAGACATTTTTATTTTCAGCTTTAGCTTGTTCTAAAATAACAGTAGCAACAGAAATAGCAGCATCCTTTGTAAATTTACGTTTTGTAAAAAATCCTACAACTGTGTCAACTTCATTACTAGTCAAATTGATTTGTTTTGTAAAATAACGATCAAAGAATTGTTTAGTTTCTTTTGCACTGTCTTGTGATAATTTTTTTTCTTCTTCTGCGTAACTACTCATTAAATCAATCCTATTTCACGTAAATCTCTATCAAATCCTTTAGAACTTCCGTTACCTCTATTGAGTTCTTTAAAATTATTTATAGCAGCTTGTTCTACTTGGGATTTAACATTGGGTGTTAAACTATTGTAAAAATCTTTTGATTCCTGTATGTTCAAGCCACTAGATACAGCAATTGATAATTGTGCTTCTTTTGCAGCATAGTCTGCTAGTTTTTTGGGATTGTTTGAAATTTGTCTTAAAAACTCTTGATCACTTAAACTTAAATCATTAAGTAAAGTATTAATAGGTTGAGCGTTTGTAGCAGATGAAGTATTGTTACTACTAGGAAAATAATTGGTACTATTAAACGGAATAGGTTCAAATGTGCTAGTGTTTGTTACAGGAAAAGGCAAATTATTTTGATTTTGTTGGGTGTTAAAATCAGTTAATGTAATTGTATTTGATAAAATGTCTTGAAATATTTCAGACCAAAAACCGACATCTCCTATTAAATCGCCTACACCGTTAGATGTAGTATTAGAGTACGGACTTGGTGTTGTATCATAATGAGAAATATCTCCATAAGTTTGTATATTTAGCGGCGAAGTATCTCCACGATCATATAAAACCGCTTCATAATCTAACACCATAGTATTACGCATCATGCCGGATCCGTCTGTTTGGTCTACTCTATCGTGTTGCCATTCAGAAATCAAAGGATTTACAAGTGTGTAACTTGTAAAAGTACTTTCTACATCTTGTGGATGTATTTGATGTATTGTAATACTATTAAAGAATGGAACATCAGTTGTACGCTTTCTGTTAAATCCGTGTCTATATGTATTTGCATTTTCAGTATCATACAATTTTGTATAATAGGCTCTAGGACGGCCGCCTTGATCATCATAATTACCATCTTCGTAATAATATCTGTAGTATGCTTCCCATAATAGAGTAGTCAAGCCTGCATTATCATCGTGAAAGTCTATATTAATTGGATTATAATTTAATTTTGTTTGTATTACTTTTTTTCTGTTGTATTGGTTTAGTGTTTCTGTTTCGATTGTATATCGTGGCAAATCGGCTGCATTTGCAAGTAGATTAAATTCTCTTCTATTTAATAAACTACTTACACTACTTCCTAGTGTTGCTAGTGCTGTAGTATTAACGTCTATAACAACATGATATAAAAATTTAGTTTTAGGAGCAAGACGAAAATTATTGCGTCTATACAAAGCAGAAGCGTGAGCAAAATCGCCCATTATTCCTTTGTTAGATCCTTGTCCACTAAAGTTATCATAAAAACTATTCAACGCCATACTGTATTTATCTCATTAAAAAAGGAGTCTTCAAAGACTCCCTTTTTGTAGCAATCTCAATTAAGTATTAAAGAGCTGCGCCGCCTGTAGCACCTGTGCCTGTTTCACTGTTTCTATCTTGGAAATTGTTAGGTGTACCTACGCCAACGTTAAGTTGGACTGCGTTATCATATGTAATGTTCAATGTAACTTGCATTGGATCATTTGTTGAATATGACATTGAACCATAATCAACTTGGTTTAGATAACAACCGTATAATTCCCAGGTTTCTAGTACTTGTGGAGTATTTGCGCCGTTTCCACCGTCTAAGACTTCAATACGCTGTGTAAACTTATAGTCTTGACCTGTTGCAGCACTTGCTTGTTCAAAGAAGTCGAACTGCTTCTGTAGCTGTTCGCCAACTAGTTTTTGAACATTGCCGTTAATATCATCACGTAAATTAATAGTTACAGGTTGCCAAGTATGCTTCCCTGCCATCATAATTTTACTGTTATAAACATCTAATGTAACTTGTTCAAACTGGACATTAGGTCTTGTTGCGTCAATTACTTGTTTTGTTAGTTCTGTTGTGTTTCCAGTAATACCAAAATTTTCTAATGTTACACGAAAACGGTAACTTAGTTTTGGCATCAACAAACCCTGACTACTTGAAGTAGTGTCGTTTGCTAATGGTACTGTTAAATTTAATAGAGTTGAGATTGCCATCTATTGTTTCTCCTTAATACACAAGTATTTATCATTTGTAGGGGGTTTTTATTTGACCCCCTACTTTATGATATTAAAGACCTGCGATCTCGCCTGTGTTTTTAATACGAAGCGGAATGTAAATAAATTCTACTGCTTTTACTGGTTCAATAGCAATATCTACATACAACTCGTTTCGGTCAATTCTAGCAGGTGTGTTATTGGTTTCGTCACATACAACCAAGAAGTCATATAATGCTCTAAGTCCAACAAGTTCTACCAGTAAACTTTCTGCTTGTTGTTTGATTTCATCACGTGTGATTTTATCATTTGGTTCAAACAAGTATGGTTTTGCTAACTGGTTTAGCTGACTACGTAAGTAAACAACTAGTCTTGCAACGTTGACTCTATCCAATGCACTTGCATTTCTTGCACGAGTTTTCTGTCCAAATACAACTAACCCTGCACCTGTTAGGAATGTAATTGGGTTTACGTTGTTTGAGTACAGTGTATCTCTTACACCTTCGTTAAGTGCAACTGCAACAAACTCACCTTCGTTATTGATATAACCTGTTGATGTTGCGTTTGTTACGCCGCCACGTCTCGTACCTGCCGGTGCAAACCATGGATAAGCAACTTGGTCGTTTAATGCAATTGTACGTAGTACCATATGACTCGGAGGTACAACTACGTTGTTACCAGCGTTATCACTTGTAAATCCGCTTGGATAGTATACAGCCATGTATTCATCTCTGCTTACAAGTCCGTTGTCATTATCTTCAACTGCTGTATTAACATTTGTTGCCCATTCATTCAAAGAAGTTGCATCTGGTGTTAAACGCATTGGCGAGTCACCTACAACAAATGCAGTTAATCCTCTGTCATAGTTTAGTGTGATCATTTCGCCAATTAGCTCTGGATAACCTGGTGTTGCAATTAAATTAAAGATACGTGACTCGTCGTCGCGGATGTCTTGGTTTTCGTTAACCAACGCTTGTAGTTTTTGTACAACAACTTTACGTTGTGCTTTACGTCCAAAACTACCTGATCCGTCTGCTTCATTAGCTGACTCAGTAACCCAACGGTGTGGATAATAATCTGACATATCTTCATCGCCAAAACGTATGTTATCAGCTGTTAAGTCAATGTAGTTACGTTCAAAACGTTTTACATTAAAGCCACTTCTACGTAAGTTCCACAACATCATACCTTTTGGATATAGTGCTGGATCTGGACAGTCTGGATCAACATAATCACTTGTAATCATATCAACAATATCGCCTGCTGATCCACTATTTTCGCCTGCTGTATTATAACGTGCATCTGCAAATAGAACACCATTTTCTGTGGTTTGATCTGTTGTATCAAGCTCTTGCCATTCATTAAGTGTATTGTTCCAACGATAAATTCTTGGGAAGTTTTCTATGTCTGCTGTACTTACCCAAATATCGCCTGTGACAAGATCACCGCCGTCTGAACGGTCACCATCTTCTGGTTCTGTTGCACTAACAATAGGACCTTCTGGATCTGGTGCTGCTGCCGGATCAACATCATAGAACTGAGAGTCTGTGTGTAACACACCTACCCATTTTGATCCATTGTGTACCATAAGATCAATTTCATCAATTACACTGCTGTACCAAAGGGCGCCATCTGCTGCTAAAGATGTTGGAGCATCATCGCTTGCTACGTAGGTTAATTCTTTCCATAAACTTGCAACATATTCGTTTGCTGCTCCATCTGGAGTATCGTAGAAGTTTGCAGTACCCGAATTATCATCATAATCATAAGCAACGAATCCCACGTCTGCTAATGCACCGTCGGTATCAGCAAATCTCATTTCTCCGCCTAGTCTATGTGAAATGGTTACTTTGTTAGCCGATGTAACACCTGCTGTAACATTTGTAAATCCTGCTGCGTTAATTGCAGTAGCCATTTTTTCTGCATCAGTGCTTGCACCGGTTGCAGTAAATGATACGTTTACTGGTGTTGTTAATATATCGCTGCCTTTTAATGATTCTTGAATTGTAAAATTAAAAGTAGTTGCAGTTAGAGTTGCAGTTTTTACCACTGCACTAGTTACGGTTGTAGCACCGGCACCATTTCTTTTATAAACTGTGAAATCAGCTAACTCACTACCTACTGCATTTTCGCTTACATTAGTCATTACATACAAATCGCTTGAAATTAAGTTTGCACCGCCGCCTGACAAATCTAATTCTTTTATAGCTGCATGGTTACTCTTGTAAATTGGAGCATCTACTGATTCCCATAACTCTGTGTCACCATTGAAAACTTTTACTGACCAGTCTGCACCTGAATTAGGCGATGTTGTTTTTAACCAAATACTTCCTGTTGGACGTGGATTTGTGTCGCCTGATTTAAATTCTGGAATACTAGTATGAGGCGCAGCTTCAAGTTTAGGAGCATAGTATGTACCAGCTGTAATTCCTGCTTCTGTCAATGCTGTGCCACCAATTAAAACTGAATCGTGTGTACCATCACTGTAAATATAAAGAATAGTATCAACTATCTGCGCTGAGAAACCTTCACTTGAGAACGCTGCATTAAACTCGCTAACAAATGCACTACCCGTTGTACCAACTAAAGTTAGTGTTCCTGAAAATGCGCCATCGTCAAGTGTTACAGTATTACCTGCTGTAAACGTTGTAATTGTCCCACCTTCAATTGTTGGCCAACTTGCTTTCCAGTTACCGCTGCCAATTTTTACCCAGTCTCCAGCTTGCACAGTCAAACCGTTACCTGCTGACTTGTAGTAGAGTGTCGGAATGGTTGTTAGAGCTACTAATGCATAATCCCCAATCGAACCTACACTACCTAAAGGTACGTAAGTGCTTTCGTCTGCTTGTGTGCTATCTGTAATAACAATAGGATCTTTTACTCTAAACGATTGTCCTGTTATGTTTGTAATTGCTAATGCACTTCCATCCCATTCGAAAACTCCGTATCTAGAAACACCGGTATCTAACCAATATGTTCCGTTATCAGGATTATCTGTGGTTGGTGTTGAACTTGCATTTAATGCGCCTAAGTCAATATCTGCACGTACAACATAAGCTCTATTGCTTACACCCAAATATGAGTATGCGGCCTGCAATCCATATTCGTTTTGCTCTCCGCCATGTATTGGATTATTGTTGTTATCAACATAGAATGTTGGATCACCAAATGTGTCTACCAGTTCACGCTGTGAAGTTAGTAGGTATGGTTTTCCAGCATTTGCTTTTGTGGTACCTGGAGCAATTCCTGTTCCTGCACCATTTTGTTTATTCTCGCCTGTGGCGACAAATATAATAGGTACTGTACCTGGCTCAGCGGGAGTGTAAAAACTCTCGTCAATTACCTGGACCTCTACACCTGGTGATACTAATGCCATCTTTGTTTCTCCTAAACATTATCTTGTATAATGTTATTTAGCAGATCTGGTGGAAAATAGCGGTTTTGAGGGGTTAACTACGTAGTTAACTGTCCTTTGTACAATTCATCAACCCAGAATTCTAAGTCGTCGAGTGTACCATTGTTGTCAATAAAAAAGTCGGCCATGTAAGGTTCTAGTGTCATACTGTCTTTAGATTCTTTAGGCAAATAGTCACTTCGGTCAACCCAAATAGCATAATCAAAAACATTTGTGTTACGCATAGCAAAGTACTCACGTTTGTTTCTAAGTCCACAGTAAATGTCGTGTTCTGCAAAAATAGCTCTACCTAGTGTTGCAGCGTCTTTTGAATTCATATCACTAATAGCATTATACCATTCAGTTCTATGATTATGTCTATCAGCGTAACATGCTTCTTCGCTATCGTAGTTGTATTTTTTCTTTAATAAGTCATATATGAATAGTTTAGAACAGAACGCACTGCTACTGTCAAAACTATATCCATATTTGTCTCGAAGTATTTCGCAAACAGTATCTTTACCATGTCTGCCATGCCCGATTACCAACAGCTTCTTTTTATTCATAATTTATATTATGATAAAAGTAATAGTTTGTCAACCAATTAAGAATCCATAGCCTGTGCCGCCTGCAACAGCCATTGCTAGATCCATTTCTAGTTTTTCCATTTCTTGTTGTGCTTCTGCTTTAAGGCTATCTCCATTTAAAGTGGTTCCGCCGCCAGGGCCAGCAATAGTAGCAAATTTACTACGTGCTTCACCTAGCATATATTTACAACTTGCAAGTGTATAATCCTTTATCCACTGTGCTGCTTTGTAATCATCAAGCAATTGCATATCTGGTCTATAATTATAACAGTAAAGCAAAACTTCTTCTTCGGCTCTTGGACGTTGTAGGATTGTCAATTTACTAGTTGTTGGATTCCATTTAAATTCTAAAAAACTACCAAACATACGTCCTACTAATTCTTGTTGTTGTGCAAAGAAATCATAAGTTGCCAATCCACCAATACCACTACCTGCCAACAAATATGTGTTTGTGTAAGCTAAATTAAATGGTTCAAACAAACTGCCGCCGTCTGCACTACCGCCTAATCTACTACCAACACTGCGTCTATAAATTTTTCGAACTTCAATTATCTCTTGTGGTAACTCATAAACGTTTTGATCAGTATTAATCGGCAAAGTAACATAACTTTCCTCAACACTGTTTTCACTGCGTTGTCTATACTTGGTCAAAGCCTTTGTAAGTGCAGTTTCGTAGTGAATTGGATCAAGTTCAACGTCAACCATTCCTCCACCAAGGAATGCATTCACATAATCAAATACTTGTTGTTTTTGTGTTGTTAGGTTACTGTCTGCCATCTTGTTCTCCAATTGTATTTATCGATAAATATGTGTATGCCACGTTTGAGTTTATATAGACCCGAGAGGTCACACGATTATGAGTTTTTAGACAAAATTGTCTATGAACAATTCACTGTAGGTGGAACTGATTTATTAATACACAAATACCTAGGTCCGAAGAATCCTTTAGATGATGATGCCACCGCAGAACAAAAACAATATGATGTTATTAGTGAAACAAACATCCAAGACTTGTTGTTTTTAGAAAACAGAGATAGAAAATACGACGAAGATATTTACAGTATACGTGGACATTATAATGTACAAGATCAAGACTTTGACCTAAGTCAGTTTGGTTTGTTTTTACAAAACGACACTATTTTTATGACAATACATATTAACAGCAGCGTTAAAACACTTGGTAGAAAAATTATGCCAGGAGACGTTTTTGAACTACCTCATTTGATTGACGAGTATGCTGCTAATGATTTTGAAGTAGCATTAAAACGTTATTATGTTGTAGACGAGGTTACTAGAGCAGCAGAAGGATTTAGTCAAACTTGGTATCCTCATTTGTACAGAGTCAGATGCAAACAAATACTAGACTCACAAGAATATAAAGATATTTTAGATCTGCCAGCAGGCGACGAAGCAGGAAATACACTTAGAAATGTACTGAGTACATATGAAAAAGAAATGCAAATTAACGATGCAGTAATTGCACAAGCAGAAGAATACGCTAATCAAAGTGGTTACAGTACTATTCAGTTCTACACACTAAGTTTAAATGACTTAGGAGAGATAGCAATTGTTTCAGCAGACTATACAGACTTACTAGCAGACGGAACAATATTATCAGATACCAAGTTTGTAACACCTGATGGCAATGGCTATCAGGGATATCTTGTAGGAGACGGTATACCCCCTAATGGTGCATTGTTTGGTCAAGGTGCAGGATTTCCAACTACACCAGCGGTAGGCGATTATTTTTTACGTATTGATTTAGCACCAAATAGATTGTTTAGATATGACGGAAACGTTTGGACAAAAATTGAAGATGCAGTTAGAACAACACTAACACCAAACGAAAACAGAGATACTCTAAAAGGCACATTTATTAACAACACTACTGTAAATAGCATAGGCGGAGAAGACGTAGTAGAACGTCAAGCTCTAAGTAAAGCTCTAAGAGCAAAGGCAGATAACTAATGCAGTTTTTTTATGACGGACAAATACGTAGATACTTAACACAAGTTGTTAGAGCATTTAGCAATTTTAGTTACCGAGACGGCGACGGTGATCTAAGACGAGTGCCTTGTATGTACGGAGATATTACAAGACAAGTAGGTAGTATTATTAGAGAAAACTCTGAAAACAAACTTCCAAGTGCCCCACGTATGGGTGTTTATATTACAAGTCTGCAAATGGACAGAGCACGCCTAAGTGATAGCAGTTATATTAGTAAAATTAATTTACGTGAAAAAGAATTTGATCCTGAAACAAATAGCTATCTAGCCACACAAGCAAAAGGTTATACAGTTGAAAGATTACATCCTACTCCATATACACTTGCTGTAAATGTAGATGTCTGGAGCACTAGCACTGATCAAAAATTACAAATACTTGAACAAATTTTTATGCTGTTTAACCCGGATTTAGAATTTCAAACAACCGACAATTATGTAGATTGGACAAGTTTGAGCACATTATATTTAGAAGATATAAATTTTAGTAGTAGAACAATTCCAATGGGTACAAATGACGAAATTGATGTTGCAACACTTGGGTTTACTGCTCCAATCTATATTTCGCCACCAACCAAAGTTAAAAAATTAGGTATAATTACAGATATCATTACTAGTGTATACAATCAAGACACAGGAACAATTAGTTTAGAAGGATTTAATCCTCCGTCTGACAGCGACCAAGGTGCGTCAAGTGGTACCACTGTACTACCTGATGGCACAATTGTTGATAATCAAACTAATACAACTTCTACACAAAGTGTAGGAGTCGGCGGTAGACTTGATCTAAGCAATCCATTAGTAACAAGTTATCGAAACTTTGATTTAATTGTACAAGAGGAAACTGGTAAACTTGCAATTAACAAAAAACTACGTGTAGGAGAAATTACTTGGCTGAACATTATTGAAGCTGAATTGCCAGCAAAATATCAGCCAGGTATTAGTCAACTAAGGATACGTAGAGCAGAATTAGACAATGAAATTGTAGGAACTTTTGTTGTTAGAGAAAGAGACAACTTTGTAATTGATATTGAATGGGATCAAGATACGCTTCCTAGTAATACATTAATCGCAGGACCAACAAAAACAGATGGTACAATTAATTACATTGTAAGTCCAATTAGTTTTAGTCCGTTAGCTGTAAAAACACCAGGTACTAGAGTAGTATTGCTAGATCCAATTGGATATAGAGTAGCAAGAAAGTTTACTTCTGATGTAACTTACAATGTGATTAATACAGATATTGATTACTTTATTGCCAATAGTTCACTTGCAGACAGAGAAGGTAACGAAACTGTTACAAACTTCCAGGTGTATGTAAACAACACGTTGGTCAATGCAACTGGTTCTAATGTAGATGATAATTTTGTTATAACTTTAGATACTGCATTTAATCCAGGAGACATTGTAGAATATATTCTAAACCTTAATGAAGATGGGCCTGCTGCTTGGAAAAATGCTGACAACACAGACTTTGTTGCAGATGCAAACGATATTGTAGAATGGGACGGAACAACCTGGCATATCATATGGGATGCAAGTGCTGATAATGACACAACCTATGTAACTAATGTTACAACAGGTCAACAATATTATTGGAATGGATATTATTGGCAAACAAGCGTTGATGGTTATTATCCAAGAGGTACTTGGACTATTACTTTATAAGATAATTATTTTTATGAATAAGATTAGTTGCAGCGGTGCATTGTTTTATGCACTGAATACAAAACGTTTTTTGTTTTTACACAGAACAAAAGCTAAAACAAAAAATCTATGGGGTATAGTTGGCGGAACTAATGAAGGAAAAGAAACTCCTTACACTGGTCTTTTGCGTGAAATAAACGAAGAAATAGGATTCGATCCTCAAATAGAAAAATCTATTCCTTTAGAAACTTTTGTTAGCAACGACGAACATTTTCATTTTCACACATATCTCTGTGTTGTAAAAGACGAATTTATGCCATTTCTAAATGAAGAACACGATGGTTACTGTTGGGTAAATTTTGGATCTTGGCCAAAACCACTGCATAACGGTTTGCAAAATACATTACGTAGCAAAATTAATCAAAATAAATTAAAAACTATTATTGAAGTTATTGATATAATTTCTTAAATTCTTCTTTTAGCCATTCGAAGTCGTTGATTTTTGCAAGTTCTTCTACGTTATCTTTGTTGAGTTCTCCAAACTCTTTTCCAGCTATAGCACCTGCAATTGCTGCTTTACCAAAGGGTTTGTCTGCTCCTCTAGTACACCAAGCCTCTAATCTAAATTCAGTTTCTTCATCTTTTTGTCTAGCAATAGTACGGCTTGCTAATTTTGCACATTCTCTAAATCCACTGCGCCATGCACTAAACGAATCAGTATTAAACGCACTAGTATTACTCATCTCTTCGATGCCTTTAAATTTGTCGCTGATACTAGTGGTCATATCTGTTGTAGATTCGTCCATATTACGTGTTAAATTTGTAGGAAGTAATTTTACACCACCATAGCCGTATACTAGTCCATTGATAGGATTTAAACTACGCCATACATGCACTGTATCTTTTCCATCAATATCGTATGCAGGAACATAGTAATCAAAATCAAATCCATCTATAATTTCTGCATCACCGTCTACTACCCAAAACATATCTGTTTCTACTAATTCTGCTGCACGTTTATGTGCTGCATGAATACCCTTAATGTCCATAACACGTTTTGCTCTTGGAAACTTTTCACTGAGCAGATCAAAGTTTTCATCTGCATTGGGTTCGCCATTACTGATAAACACAATGTCATATGGTTTTGGATTACTGCCGACTTCAAGGTACTCTTTTTTTGTAACAAAAAATCTATAATCAATTTCACGCTGGCTGATACTAAGTTTTGTACTTGTCAAAGCAATGCCATCATAAAAATCTCCGTTTTTCCATACGTGATTTATTTTTCGTTCGTATTGATTATGATGATCTATATAGAAGTTCCAATTAAAATCAGGCACTGGCAAGAAGCTATCGTTTACCATCCAAAACATATCGTAATTGCAATCTTTTTTTGCGTTTAGATAATCGGTATAATCATTTACTGTGTAAATTGGATATGGCTTAGGTTTGCTTGCTACTATATCCCATTCTTTCTTCTTAATTAAAAATCTGTGTTCAATTTCTTTTTCGCTAACCAAAACATTTTTACTAAACAACACTATACCATCGTATGTATCGTTGTTTAAAAATACGTGATTTATATTTCTATCGTATGTGTTGTGATGATCAAAATACATATCAAAATTGAAATCATCTTCAACTTCTACATCACTAGGCACACCCCAAAACATTTCACTTTGAGTATTATACAATGCTTCGGTATAATCTTCATAAGAATTAATAGTATATTTTTCATATGGTTTTGGATTACTTGCTACAACTTTGTGTTCTTTCTTGTTTACGTAAAATCTATGTTCAAACTCTTTGTCAGACACTTCTGCTTTTGTACACATTAAAGCAATTCCGTCAAAAGATTTACCGTTTAAAAACACGTGATTGGTTTTCATATCAAATTTTTCTTGCTTATGAAAATATGTATCCCACTCAAAATCTTCAGCAGGTATAACATCACTAGGGATTAGCCAGAACATATCTGTTCCACAACTTTCTAATGCACTTTTATATTGTTCATATGTATCAATGGTAAACTTTTCAAAATCTTTTGGCATACTTGCTATTTCTTCGTGAAGAATTTTTTCTTTTAAATCTTTGAAAACTATTTCTTCTTCTGTTACAGGAGAATTTTTGCTGAACAAAAATATGCCATTGTAGTTGTTGGCATTTAACCAAGCATGATTACTTTTACGATCACTGCTATGATGACTTATATAGTAGTCAAATTTAAAATCATCATCAACTACAATTTGATTGTTATATGCCCAAAACATTTCTGTAGTTGATTTTTCTAATGCGTTTTTATAATCATAATAATTGTTAACAACAAATTGATCGTATTTTTTTGGAACACTTGCCATAATACGCACTTCTTTTTTGTTAACAAAGAATCTGTGTTTTATTTCTTTATCAGTGGCATTATAATGTCTTGGCATCAGCACAATACCATCTAATTGATCTATGTCGCCGTTGCCAAATACATGAGGAATATCATAACTCCACTCATCTGGTTTGTAACTGAATTTAAATGTTTCTCTTACATCGGTATCGTCGTACACAATCCAAAACAAATCTGTAAAACTTTGACTTTTAGCCTGTTCAACATTGTCAACCACTTGAACGTCAAATTCTCTAGCAATGAGTTTATCGTAGACTGTTTTATCTTCGCCAATGTAAAAAATATCAAATTTGTCTTTGCCAAAATAAGGATCGTAGTGTCCACAAATATATCTTTCTTTTACAGATTCAAAATTATTCAAATGAGCGTTAGTAGGCACTAGCTTAACTTTATCATAAGAAATTATTTTTCTACTGTTTTTGTGTACATATGGAAACGTGTGTATTTTTTTAGTTTTTGTCTCTGGCATAAAGTACCACGGAAAGCTATCATATGTAGTAATTGATTTATCGACTAGCCAGACGTATCTAGTGCCAAACTGTTGCTTGCCTAAAATACTCAAATCATCTGTATCATCTACATACAAAATAGGTGCATGATTTACAACGTTATTTTTCATAGTACTAAATGCACTAAATGTACTTTGTGGGTCTATTCCAAATTTGTCAAATACTTTCATAGTAAGATTGCTTTCGTTCCGTAGTGTGCTAATTTTATATCTGCATCAACATAAACATCTATTCCATGATGCATTGCTTGATTACAAAAGTATATATCTTCGCCACTGAAGTTATCTAAATTTTTATTATATTCGTGGGCAAACCACGGTTTTGGTAATTCATCGTACACACTTGCAGAAGTTAACATACAACCCATTCCTACTGCCCATACCTTGTGTAAACCTGTGGTAGCATTTAATCTAAGATCAATGTTGTCAGGATCTACAAATGCAACACTTACATTAGGACTGTAACGGGTGCTGTACGTTGCAGCCACAATATCTTTGTTGTGCAAAATAAGTTTATCAAATATATTTGATGAAAAGTGAATATCACTATCTAACCACAATATATGAGTACATCCACTATCTAATGCTTCATTAGCTAAATCAATACGACTTTGTGAAATGACACTGCCACAAATAATATGTAAATTAAAATTTACATTGTTTGCAGTAAGTTTGTTTGTAAGATTTACCAAACTCTTGGCAAATCCTGTATGAACAGTATCTCTTGCAGGAATACAAATACTTAATTGCATTAAATCATAGTGCTTGGTACTAAGTCCTTGTTAAGTTCTTTTTCCGCTGCTACTGTTAACTCATTCCAACGTCTAGCTGAACCTGTTGCTACTTTTACACATTCTTGAAAATCTTCTTCTGAAAGTGCAGCCATTGCTAACATATTTTCAGGTTGTACTTTTCCAATAGTTAACAAATCTGCACCAGCAGCGTTACCAATTTTTTGAATCCAATGTAGTCTATCATCGTCTTCGGGTATAATCATATCGTCAATTGCTTTTTTTGCAGCAATTTCTGTTTGCGCATCAAGTTCAAGTGTTTCAAGTACAGCTTTTTTACGAGCCTTTGTATATTCTTGCGCTAAATCTACATTTAGCACTTCGTAAAGTGTTTTCATATTAAACTCCTGTTTGTATTAAATATATATGAAAATTAAATCTGTGTCAATCTTTTTTTATACATCAAATGGCAGAACAAGTTGGTAAACCTCGCTATGAAATTCTGAAGTTTCATTATAATTTGAATAGTTTGACCTCTCTGCCACCATGTAAACAGCTCTAGTATTATATGAAGGATGTAGTACAGGGCCTCGATCAAAATTTCCAACACTATTAAAAATTGGTATAATTTTAGGACAATAACTTGGATCAACTATACCGATAAAATTTGGATCAGGAATGTTGTTTTGTGCATGGTTAAAGTCTATTATTATTTCTCCTGTTTGTAAATTTAAGGCTAGTAAAAGTGTATTTTCGCGATTTGCTGTTAATGTCTGATCTGGTATCCAAACAGCTATTGGATTTTTACCAGTTGCATTTTCCTGATAAAATACAGCAGCGTGTCTTGTAAAATGATTTTCGAGATTCGATATTCGAAGTGTGCGCCAGTCATGAGCACTCCAAGATCTACCTCCAGCAGCCCATTCAGCTGGTGTTCGGTTCCATCCTTTTAAATATCCGTAAGAAGCACTAGAGTTGCCTATTAATGCTGTTACTACTGTACGTGTAATACTTGTTTGAACTCTGCCTATGCATACGTGTCTTAATGTATGAGTGCCATCTTGAAATTCAGGGTCATTGGGATTTGGTGCATCAAGTAAACTAGTTCTACTTCCGTCTATTTTTATTGCTGCACTCCAGGTTCCTGAAGTTCTAGTAATTCTGTATATGCGATTATTAGTTGAATTATATAAACCTAACCACCAAATTGGCGAATTTAAAGCTGATTCTTCACAAACGGTATTCAGCAAAGTGCTAGATTCATTACTCTGGCCTGTTAATCCGTCAGGAAATGCAGTATATTGCACTACAGTTCCTGATTGATTATAAACTCTTAAATACCTTTCGTTGTAATTTCCGTTACTATTTGAATCGGCTCTAACTACAAAACAAATTTCAAAATTATTACCGCCTAATCTAGCTACACAGCTATGTCTATAAGTGTGGAAAAGTCTACCGCCCGAAGGATTAGAAAAATTGAAACTGTTTATTAACGACCCGTTTGCTGTTGATCTCTGATAGATTGTGTCACCAACTTGATATAGAAACCAGTCTTGATTTGCCCAACCTTCGTGCATTTCTACTGGCTGAAACTCACCGAGAGATTGTGAGAATGTTAAAACATGTTCAGGTTCATCGTTACCATTTGCTTCTAAACTTGCAGCAGATGGAACCCTAATTACATGACCGTTAGTACCGTCAAATCTAAACAAAAATACACCATCGTCATAACCTGGCCAACTTGATATTGCACATTCAACATCGTCAGTTCGTCTATAAGCACTTTGATAGGTTGTTCCGTCTATTGTTAAGTCGTATCTGTTGGCTAAGCTATATACAGGAAGACTAACATCTTCATAGCCGCCAAATGAACCACTCATACTGATTGTAGTCCCAGTGGCTATACCAATGTATGTGCCTAAAATTCCTAATACAAAACTGCTTGCTTCACCTTGTAATGTAAAATACTGTTCAATATCAGTCATTGTAATTGTGGAGCCAGTTGCTGGTAATGCCATCTTTTATTCCTTTTTAAATACCTTATTATAACATGTACTTATTTTTTGTCAAGTAGCCATTGCTGGCTACTTGTTTTACTTATCTAATAGTTTTTTAACCAAATCAGTAAGGTCGTCAATTTGTTTTTGCTGTGCTTTGAATGCTTCAATAAATGCACCTGCCATTGCACCGTAGTTTACTGACTTGATTCCTTCGTCATTTGTATGTACAACTTCTGGGAAGTATTCCTCTATCTCTTGAGCAATAACACCCATATGTACACGCTGATCTTCTTGATCTTTGCGTGTAAATGTTACACCTCTTACATTTAAGATCTTTGTCAATGGATCAGCAACAAGTTCAATATTATCTTTAAGTGTAACATCTGAATACGCTGTAACTTCGCCAGTTGCTGTAAAATTACCAGTAGTTCTAGCAAATGTAAATCTATTTGTACTGCCATCTCTAACAATCATATTACCTACGTTAAGATCCATAAAGTTGTCAGTGCCATTGTGATAAATTTCCCAATCGGCACTTGTACCAAATCTTAATTGAACACTATCATTGAAGGTTAATGGATCCTGAGTCTTTGTAGCTCCTACATCACTACGTAAAAACTGTGTACTGTCTAGTCCGTCAAGCGTATTAGCATCATCGGCAGTAATACCTGTAAGTCCACTACCGTCACCGCTGAATGAATTAGCAGTTACGTTACCACTGATGTTAATACTACCTGAACCACTTAATGTACCAGTAAACGTGTCATTTGCATCGCTGCGGATATAGCTGCCGCTACTTAGACCATCGAGTAAATCTGCATCTAGACCGCTGCCTGCTCCATCATTACCACTGTGCCATACAGTATATGTATCGGTGCCATTGTACCATTGTAGTCCACTAGTACCCCCATCTAGGTTAAGTCTAGTGTTGCCTCCTTCGTTGGCAATTTGCAGCACATCGCCTGCGTCTACATATTGAATATAAGCTCTACGTGTACTAGATTGATAAAAGCTCATATAGGGATTACCAGTAGCACTTGTATCAGCCAAACGTAATATTTCATCACCTGCGTGTGAAATAGTAAGCAATGCTTCCATTGTATCTGCTACATCACTACGCAAGAACTGTGTGCTATCAATACCGTCAAGTGTATCAGCTGAAACGTTTGAAAGCCCACTACCATCACCTGTAAATGTATTTGTACCAATGTTGATATTACCAAAGTTACTTGTAATACTACCTGCATCTAATGCACCTGTACCTGTTAAGTTGCTATATGAACCGCTAATTCTAGCATTTGGTACTGTACCGCTGTCTAGGTTTGTTGCATTTAAACCATCAATGCCGCTGCCGTCTGCTGTGTTTAATGTACCTGCATATAAATCTCCAGCAACACCCATACCACCGCCTACACGCACAGCACCAGTTGTTGTGTTTGTTGCTGCGCTCGTATCGCTGAATGTTTTTACACCCGCCATTGTTTGGTTGCCACCTAGTCTCGCACCTGCAACTGTTCCACTTGACAAATTACTTGCATTTAGTGTAGTAAGTCCACTACCGTTACCTGTAAATGTGCTTGTACCAATATTAATATCGCCAAATGTAGTTGTAATACTACCACTGGTAAGCGTACCTACTCCAATAAGACTACTGTTTTGTACACCTGATCCTAGTGTAGTTGCACTGAGAACATCTGTATTATTGATACGATATACCATTGTGTTTGCAACATTTATGCTTTCAGTAAATTCCCAAGCATCATTCGTTACGTTCCAAGTAATAGTATGATCTGTATCGCCTTTTAATGTAATACCACCGCCGTTTGCAGTTATATCAGTTGGTGTATCAACGTTACCTAGTTCGATATTTTTATCTTCGACAACCAATGTTGTTGTATCTAGCGTAGTTGTTGTACCACTTATTGTTAGGTCACCGTCTACTACTAAATCACCTGCAAAAGTTGCATTACCTGTAGTGTAAGCAACAGTAAATTTATTTAATCCGTCACCAAATGAAAGATTACCTGTTGCACCGATTTGCATACGTTGAACATCTGCTGTATAAAAATCTAATTCATCGTTGTCTGCACCTGCACTGGTTTCTGCGGCAATATATGTGTCTTGGTCAACATCTTTAACACCGCCCAGTGAACCCCAATTAGTACCATCGTATCCTTCAAACGTTGTATCTGTTGTGTTGAAACGTATCTGACCTTGCGCAACTGGAGTGATAATACCTGTTTCGCCTGGACGTTGTGCTGTTGTGCCAACTGGCACTTTAACACCAGTTGTATCTGTAAATTCTGCATATCCTGTTACAGTTAGCTTACCAACAGTATCTATTCTTAAACGTTCTGTTGAGGTTTGTTGAATATCACTTGTTGTGCTTGTTTCTCCAGTTTTTACAATAAAGTCTCCACCTGTTGCGTTACCTGTACCGATACCTGCTTCGATTGTAATGTCACCACCTGCAACGTCTGTACCAAATCCGTCAGTTCCTTTGATAGTGCCGTTTGTAGGCGAGGCACTAGATTCTGCATTACCAACAACAACAGTTTCATTTTTAAGAATCAATGTGTTGTTGATTGTGTGAGTACCTGCAGGAATGTCTGTTGCTAATGCAGTAACAAGATTGTCTGTTCTGATTGTAAATGAAGTAGCAGTTTCGGTTGCACCACTAACAATCCATGTGCCGTCTAAGTTTGTTACTCCACTACTACCAATGTTAACAGTGTCGCCTGGTAAAACACCAAGTGTAAATGGAGTATATTGGAATGCTAGTGTTGTTGCTGATAAGATACTACCAGTGGTATCGTTACTCAAATAAATTGCATCATCTGTAACACCACTAACAGTTGTATTTGAAGGAATACTTGTACTACCGGTAACAATCATACCTGCAAGAATACCAGTGGTGTCACTCATAATAACTTCGTTAACACCGTTTTGTGTTACTTCACTTGTGCTTTGTGTAATACTTTCTAAGTTTACAGCAACGTCTCTAGCAACAGTTGCTTCGTAGCTTGCAATGAATGGGAACAAGTTTCTTGGTCCATCTCCATTACCAATTCTAACATTTGTTGCTGCTCCGCCAATTTGTAAACTGGTTACGTTTTCATTGTAAATTCTACCAGCACCTGTACTCTTAGAAGTAAGTGCAGCAGAACCAACGTCCAATCCTTCTGCAAGATCAAGTGCTGTACCCCATTCAGGTACTGTACCATTTGATTTTAGGAAGTTGTTTCTTCTACCAATGCCTAGTTGGTTTAAACTACTTGCAGATTGTGCGTAGATAATATCACCAATACTGTATGTTGCAAGGGCTGTAC